GTGTACCTCGTTTCATTTTTCATCTTCCTTTTTAGTCAGTCTTCCCTACACAGTCTCCATTGTCATCAATCATCCAACCCATATCATCAAGCATCTTATCAATATCCTCTTTGTATTTCGGGAATCTTGTGATAACTATGTTGTACTTTAGTTTCTGCAAAATAATCTGGTATGCCAAGTATTTAGCCATTCGTAGCCACTCCTTCCATTAAGGTATTCACAGCATCCTCAAGAACTGCAATGCGTTCAGACAAAGATGGTGTCTGTGAAGGTTTTTCTGGAGCATGTGTCGCTTCTGGAATTTCAGGTTCTTTCGGCTTCTCAACTTCTTTAATAATCCATTGTGTCCCATCCCAGAGACATTTATGGCCTTCTTGAATTTCAGGCGGTGCTACTTCTACCATGTTACAGGGAATCTGCCAAGCACCACTGATAGGACTGCGGTCTGTATTATCAAGCGTCTTAGGGCCTTCATACTCCCCTGTTAAGAGATTAAAGGCATATACTACTTTTGTGTATTCCATTGTGTATTCATCTCTCCTTAATATTTAATTTGTGCAATCATGCAACATGCAGGGGGCTGTACAGTATCAGAAGAACCATAAATAGCATTGGACATCGAAGCATCAAAATATACCGTAGATAGGTTTGTATCGCTTGTTGCATAAGTAGAAAACCCTACATTTTGATCTAAAACATTCTTATTAAAAGCACCCCAACTTTTGTCTGTTTTTCCTGTATATCCACCTAAGGCACTATAACCTGTAATATTTGGTAAGCCTGCTGTTTTCGTAGCGAGGGCATCTTCTCCTTGTAACACCCTACCCATTGCATTAGGAATCTTTAAAGTATCTGCACTTGCATCATAAACGTACTTTGTAGCACTATTGGCACTCCATTCACTATCAGATACACAAAGGCTGTTGTCTTGAGCAAATTTAAGTAAGCGTGGATATTCACTGGCTTTTACGGTTGCTCCGTTAGCCTTGATGTATCCATCATTCAGTGTGGGCTTGAGTACAATGTCACCGACACGGTTCCCATCTCTTACATCATCAAGGATAAATATAGCTGTACCATCTGTTATATATTGTCCTGCTTTCAAATTGAATCACTCCTTAATATCGAATAATAGGGATGACATTAATTGCAGGGGGCTGTACGGTATTCGATGAATTGTAAACTGGACTAACTGTAGAGGCATCAAACCACAATCCAGACATAGAAGTTCTTACTTCTGTGGTAGTGGCGAATAAAGGATAATTACTCGTGTCGCCTGCCAAAAAAGGATGAGTAAAATCTAGATTTGCACTAGGGGCAAGCCCACCCTGAAAGAGATTAAAATAACCTTTTAAATTAGGGATACCCGCATCTCTTTTAGCCCCTATACTCCCCTCTGTATACTGCATTATTCGTTCCCGATAATCAGGAAGTACAAAGGTACTGCTTCCGTCACCTTTACCAAACAGCCCTGCATTAGTTGTTATGTCATCTGTCCATAAATTATTACTTTCAATGAAATGTACGAGTCTAGGATAGTCCGCCCTCTGTACAGTAGCGCCATTGGCTTTAATGTATCCTTTAGGCAAGAACAAACTCCCTCTCACACACCCTGCAGGTGTCATATCTCGTATATCATCGACAATCCAAGTTACTGTACCATCACTAATTAGTACCCCCCCCCCACTAGACACCATAGTAATAGAGGAAGGCACTGTATCTGCTGTTGTACCTGCTGTGACACATTCCAATCTAGCCCATGAAGGAAGATAAGAGGAGTAGGCAATATCACCTATGGAATACGCTTTATTTCTCTTCAACATATTGAAGTCCATAGCGTTCTCCGTTGCTACCCTTGCACTTTCAGCGGCGTTTTGTTCAGACACACGAGCGGCATTTTCAGAATCCTTAGATTTTGTTTCCGAGGACTTAGCATTGGTTTCAGAAGTCTTTGCATTAACTTCCGACACAGCCGCTTTTGTCTCCGAGGTTTTCGCATTGGTTTCCGAGGTCTTTGCGTTTGTCTCAGAACTCTTAGCGTTCGTTGCGGACGTTGCCGCTTCCTGTGCCTTCGTTTTGCTATACAAAGCCCACTCTTTAGAACTCTGTGTCTTCCCCGTGGTACTATCCGTATCTGCTTCACCATCCGGAGAATCTGTAGATTCTGCCCACTTCTTCGCCTTTTGATGAGAGATTTCGGAATTGGTTTCCGAAGTATGCGCATTTGTCTCCGAGGTCTTAGCGGCTTCCTGAGAAGACTTTGCGGCGGACGCTTGCTTCGTTGCTTCCTGTACCAAAATTGTATTGGCCGTTACAAAACCATTCTGAACAGTTTCCATGTAGTTTTTCGTTACGGCATCTTGAGGGTCTTTGGGGTCACTTACGTTAATGACACGATGATTCAATGCATCCCAAAGAACCTCTTTATCACTTGTTACTTTCGTAGAAATAGCATGAGCCATAATATAGTCTTGCTGTTCTTCCTGCAAGTGGAGCATCTGAGCATCTTCTGTGTTCATGTCACGTGCCAACAAGATAGAGCCATCATTCCACGTAACAATCTTATCGGTGCTTGTCTGTCGATAAATAATGATATGTTCTCCAACCTGTGCAGGTGTGGTCAAAGACACGGATAAATCATTGACTGTGTAGTCTACCCCATACTCCAATGCTGTTTCCGAAGCATCGGAGTGAAGGATAGACACCATGACAAACTTCTTGCGGAGATATGAAAAAGGGAACGTATAAGTCGTTTGTGTCCCATCGGTAACTTCATATTCCACACGAGCTTTAAAGCCTGTTGTGCTTGCCACTATCTATCACTCTCCTTTTTATTTAGCTTTCAAACTATTCAATTTAGACAGTGTGTCTATAGCCTGCGTATAAGGGATGAAATCAGGAACAGGAGCCAGATTTAACAGCGTCCGCAAATCCTTTTGTGTCCCCTTGCTGGTAGCCAGACGATAAGCACTGCGAACTGGCTTCCATGTCATATCAGATAAGGTATCAACAGCAGGTAACTGTTGGGCAAAGTTTCCAATATAATCACCTATTTCTTTAGGAGGATTATTACGATATTGAGATACTGTCGTTCTAATTGTGGGCGAGCCATACATAGCTTCCCATACGTCATTAGCGACGCCCATAGGTGACAAGAAACCTGTTCGGAAAAAGGCGGCCTTTGCGAGTGCCTTGTCATTCAGATAATTTTCCTTGATGTAGTTAGCGGCGTCTGTTTGTCCCATCGCATACAAAGCGGCCATCTTAGCTCCATTACGAGCGGCGAAAGCGGCTGTGTTGGTCATAAGAGATAATGCAAAGGCCATGGCATCCTGTGCTTCATGCTGTTGCATCATCCGCATGAACTGAGCATTGTTTGAGCGCATATTGAATTCTTTAAACATCATGACAAGCCGCATTAAAGAGTTGGTGTCTTTCAGCATGTTTCGGTTGCCTTCGGACGAACTCAATAAGACACTCTTTTCTACCTGATTCTGTATCAGATCATACCAAGCCCAAAAGGTATCAGGTCTTTCTTTTCTCCATGCATCTACATCAAAACCGTCTGCAACAGTCCCTTTCTTGCCATCCCACTTCAGATAGGTACGCAAGTCTTCTTTCAGCTGTTCAAGGTCTACGTGTCTGCCAAGAGCCTTGATATTCGCCTTGCTGAATGGATTACGCAAAGCATTGAAGGTTTTTCCATGCGCCCAACGCATCGAGTCTGTAATGGCCGCACTACGAGCGGAACGCACCATTGTGTCTGTCATATGTCCAAGCATGTTAATCTGTGAGGTGAACTTACCCAGATTGTGCGTCATATCTGCCGCACTAATCAATAGGTTGTCCACCCCAAAACCACGTTTAGATAAGGCATGACGGGTCTGTATGTCTCCCCAGTTCCCACGGAAAATATAACGTTCTACAGGTTCCCCAAAGACATGCCATGAGAGGTCTTCAACCATGTCTGAATTGGCTTTCCCAAGACGAACATCCTGTACGAATTTCCGCAAGGGATTAAAGACACCAAATACCTGTTTTAGACCACCATAGGCAATAGCACTCCCTAAGTCGCCTAACTGATTCCATCCCATCGAGCCACCACGCTTGAAGTATGCAAAGTTGTTGAGAATCTTTGTGACTGCTGAACCTTCATCATAGATGTTTCGTTCGTAGTGGTCACGCATCCCACGGAGTCGTGCAATGGTGTCTAAGAACCACCGCTTATTTTTTTCGGCTGTGGAACTGTTGATACGCCCATCATTCCCCATGGAAGCAAGGCGCAATTCATGCAGTACCTTCTTCACGAAAGCACCATATTCATTAGCAGAACCAAGGACATTACGGACTGCTACTTCACCTGCAAAGCGTCTATTCGTTCTGTTCAGTGTGTGTTCGAGGTCATAGTATCTAAGGTCATTATCAAAGGAGAAGGCTTTAACAACATTACCCTCTGCATCTTTAATATCCATGACAATCCCTGTGTCCATCGGAAGACGCCCACGGAAGAAGTTCAAGTCACCAAGTTTTGAGGTAGCACCATCGGTGTCTAAACCATCTAACTTATCCTCAAGAGGTTGCATGATATTGTCTGCCCACTCTTTGCACTTTGTCTTGCGGAACTCATCAATTTCTGCATCTGTGGTGTCCTTCACGGTATGAGAACGTTTCTGTTCGAGGTCTTCTTTGACTCGTTTCACCTTTTCAGAACTTTTACGTCCTTCTGTGTTCAGATAGGTTTCAGCATCATGTATTTCACGCTGTAACTTCAATTCCTTTTCTCGTTTAATCATATCCCCTATGAGCTTACGAGAAGTCGGTGTATTGGAAGCGGCTAATGCATATTGCTCCATAAAAGATCTCGCTCCCTTATCACCTGTGGTGGTGAAGTTAGACACAAACTCTCTGTAAGCATCAGGGTCAACTAAACGATGAAATTCATCATCAACCGAGTACCATCCATCCTCAATCAGGTTACGTTCTGTAGAACCACCAAAAAGAGAGGACGAATTTTTACCAAGGTCAATACGCGTATCATAAAGGCCCTGCAAAGACTTGACAGCCTTTATGACATTTTTGTCAACCATCTTATCATCAATGTTTATGTGTGTCTGCTGTTTAGACAAGCTGTTGAACTTATCAATGACAAGCTTATCAAATTCTTGTCTATGAGCATCCCCCTTGCGGTAAGGATTAATGACACCCATTGTTCCATAGTGGTCACGAATCCACTCTTTACGAGCATCAAGAATCTCGCCTTTGTACTTATCAAGTTGTCCCATGAGATAGTCCTTCATTCGTTCAGCAGAAGGCATGTTGGAGCCATTACGAGATGTTCCACGCCGCTGTGCGTCTTCCCATAATTCAGATGCTTTCTTAGCCAGCGTCACAGATGGAGAGTGGTAAGCGGCCCCATACGGAGTACGGGTGAGCTTTTTGTTATCCATCCACCCCGATAAGGTGTTGACAGTTTTTTCAAAGGCTGTCTTGCCTTTTCGTTCCTGCGCTAATTCATCAGCACTCTTTTCATAGTCGAGAAGACTTTCAGGTGCAAGCATGTTGTCTTTCGAGAAGTGCACCCCATTCTGGATAATGCTTCCATCAGGGTTGACAATAATACCCTGCTTCTTCAAGCCCTGGTAACGCACCGCTGTGTTTACCATGTCGAGAATCTCGTTGTTGGTAAATCTATATTTATCACCAAAACCCATTTCCTTTAGACCTTCTCTAAAGCTAGACACCAAGGAATGACTCGATTTACGACTCAACATATCATGCTGAATGGCATAACCGAGAATTTCTTCGGGGTCTGTACTATTGGCAAGTCTTGCGGCTTGTGCAAATTTAGATGTTGTGTCCTTTGCTTGTGTAGACACAAAATTCATCAAGGACTGATAGCGTTCAGCACCCATAGTGTCTTTCAAAGATTGATGAACACCAATTTCATGTGCTAAGACACCCTCTAATTCTTTAGAGCCATTGATGTTGTCTTTGACTACTACGGTATAATCACCATGAGGAACAAAGAACCCTTTCGTGTTATCAGACACTTTAATACCCATGGAAGCTCCAAGTTTCTTTGCGTCTTTCAGCGACAATGCAAATACATCATCACGCTCTGCTACGGAACTTGCAATCTTTCCTTCCTGATTCGTGAAGTATTCCGCATCATGGAGTTTGGAAGCGGCTTCCTTTGTATTCATGACGGTGTAGGGTGTCTTTAAGCCCACCGCATCACGCGCGGCACTTTCTTCAATCCTATCAGCTGTTCGGGCCAAATTAGCTATAGCAGGGTCTTTATGGAACAGGTTCTTTCCTGCCATGCCAAGGGTACGTAATACACCCCCTGAAATCCCTGCAATCATAGCGGCCCCTGCGATACTGTCGTCTGTACCATTACTCATGTTGGCGGCATGTTGCTGTAAAGCCCCCATAGCGGCCATATTTAATGCTGTGTCCCCAATTCTTTTAGCACCCCCTGCACTGAGAATCTTTTCAGCAGATGCTTTAGCGGCACTATCAATAATACGTGTGTCTTTCACCACGCCACCAAGTGTCTTCATAATCTTCCCTGCCTGGAATACCTTCAATTCAGGAAGTGCGTTCAATGGGTCTAAGACAGCCCCTAAGACAGTACCAAGGGTATGTGCGCCTACCGAATTATAGTAAGCGGCGTACTTTGTGTCTTCGGCCATCTCATCGGACTTCTTTTGTAATAGGTAATACAACTGTGTGGGGTCTTTCGCATTATCAATAATCCATTGTGCTTCTGCTTCATTACCACTACCCATAGCGGCCTTAATGTAGTTACGGTCTGCATCAGTAATCTTATTGCGACCAAAAGCATCAAGGTCACTGTGGAAGAGGTCAGTGTACAGAGCATCAGCAAACTCATACGCAAAGTTGCCACTACGCTTGAAGTCATGCCAAATACCATCAAGGATAGAAGGCTTTTCTTTCAGGGATTCTTCATAGGCTTTCTGCATCTGGAGTTTTGCATCTGCTAGTGCCTGTATTTCAGGACTCACCATGTTCTGCATCTTAGGAGTAAAGACACCCTCACCAAAGGTGGTTGTCGCTTGTTTAGGCCCTAAGAGAGCATTGACTTCCTTTGATAAATCAGGATTAGCCACATGAAGGTGAGGGCCTGTTCCATGAGGGTCACTAATGACTTCCTGAAAGCCTAATGACCTTGCATAGTCTGCAAGAGCAGATAAAGTATCATCTCCCCACTGCAAACCCTCCCATGCAATATCAGCTCCAAGACCTTTATAGTGCCAACTGGTTTCTGTGTGTGAATCATCATTAGCACCTGCTGTCAGAATAGGAGATACACCCAATTCCTGTGCCTTCTTGAACAACATCCCTAAACGCTGATACATACTGCCATCAATGCCCTTCATGTCGTCGGGTAAATAGGAAGTGTAGTCTTCTGTGTCTGAACCCTCACTGCTAGAACCAATGGAACCCGTAGCATACGCATCATAGTCTTCTCCCCCGTAAAGGTTTGAATAGACCTCACCTGCTACCTGTTGTCTTTGGTCGAGCGCCTGTCCTTGACTCCGTTCATAGTATTCCGCAATAGCGGTAGCGGCGCTTTCAGCACTCGTCAAGTCCGAGTTAGAAATCTCTTCCAAGGCTTGTGATTCTGTATTATGAAGATCCCAATCAACGAACTCTAACTGTGCATAAATATCATGAGAATCATATCCATGTTTATCCATGAAGTTTCTGAAATTCGTCTGTCTGCTTTCATCAAGCCATTGTGCAATCCCATACGCACCGTTAGGGGACGTACTGTCAGGATTTATGTCCTCGCCACCACCCGTTTCAACTGCAAAGTTAGCGGTGAACCCCGCAGCCAATGTTGGTGAATACCCATGTTGGATAAACCAATTATAGACAAGGGACATGTTATTCGAAACTGCCATTGTGTTTTCTCTCCTTTCTATCTGCCTGTCAACCAGCGCCATCCACTACGTAACTGTTCCGTAATTACCTCACCTGGAGAATCAGAATGTTCAGCAACATCCTTTGCTTGTTCTTCTGTTACCCCATTAGAGCCAACCGCTGTAGATACATATTCAGTAGTATCATCCGAAGAAGATCCACTGCTACTAGAAGTGGAAGGCGGAACATAATTAGATACATACTGAATTTCATTAGCCATATCAGAGCCAGAAAGCTGTGTATAGTTCCCATTCGCACTCTCTGAGAAAGACCATGTGTTAGAGGCTTCATCGTATGATACGTTAATATCCTCAGCGGACACTCCCCAATTACTTGCATATTGATAGCAAAGAGCATCAAGAGATTGTTTTGCGAAGGCATTTTCTGTAGAGGGAGACAAACCACTATTGAAGCAGTTCTTAGGAAAGACTGCCCCGTGATAGTAAGCGTAAGCATCCCTGATGTCGTTGCAAGCGGAATCTAAAGCGGCTTGGGGGTCATGATATGCTAAGTTATACATCAAAGCTCTATCCTTCACTGTTTCTGCAATCTGTGGATTATCCCAAGAAATATCAGGAGCCGTACTCCCTTCGCTATTCCAGCTTTCCATACCACCAATAGACCAACCACCTGCGGCGATACCTTTAATCTGCGCCATGTAGTTCTGTTTATCCTGTTCGCTGGTGTCTTTAATACGACAATAGTTGGCATATCCTCGAACGAGTGCATTGTCTGCGTCTTCTTCACCCGACGCATGGGAGAAGTTCACAATCGCTCCGATAGCGGCATCTACCTTACTACCAAAAGCACCCGCAAACTGACCATGATTAATGTTACGTGCCTTTACAAGATAGATGATGGAGTTAGGAACACCATTCGCTTCAACACTATCTGCTTTGGCACTGTTAACGGTCTGTAAGACACTATTCACTAACTGGTTTTTTACGTTGCTTACCCCCGAATAAGTGTAGAGCTTCATAAGCTTCTGTGCCTTTGTGTCTTCATCAGCATCACTATTAATAATCTGATTTTCGTAATCCTGAAAAGAACTAAGTATCGTACCTGAATCAACCGCCTTACCACCTACTAAAGGTTTCCCAATGGAACTGCCATAACCATCTTTTACAGGATTATCATCTTCCATGAACGCCCTAATGTTTTCCATAGCCGAAGCAGAACTGGCCTGTGATTTAGCGGCTGTCTTAACACCTTTAGCCGCCACCTTAGCCATACGAGCCTGTGCGGCCTTATGCTGATTTTGAAGACTCTCAATTTCAGGCAACATCCCTGTAAGAATTTCAGCATTATCACGATCTGAACGATTGCCAGACTGCCCCATTTTAATGACATCGGTATAGACACGATTCATGTCTTTGTCTTTTCCATACTTTTTGGTGAAGTCCATCTTTGATTTTTCCATATGGGCTTTACGATATGCAAGATTTAGGGTGTCTAATTCCATGGGGTCCACCAGGTCCCCCATCGTCTGTGTCGTACCATCTAAACGTGTCTGTACAGAAATATGGTCAAGAATGTTAGCTTTAAAGTCCTTAAAATCCTTGATTGTCCCTGTGGTAACGATTTGCTTTACAGTGTTATCTACAAGTGTCTGTCGTTGTGAAGGATTCAGCCCCATCAAGCGACTCTGGTTGAAAATCTCTTGTAATTTTTGTACCTGTGTTGCTCTATCCATTGAGGGCATATCATAAACAAACTGCCCCAATTCAGAATTAATGTTATTGAAGGTTTCAGAGATCCTGTCCTCAATATCGCGCTGAACATGATTGCTCATCAATGCTTGCTGACTTTCAATATTCTTGTCATTGAAGCCCTGCTCAAAAGATACATTATTATCAATGATGCCCTTATCAATGAAGCGCTGTCGATACTTCTGTACAAAGTCGTCATACCGCTTCACTTCCTCATCGGGAGTACGTGCAGGACTATCACCAAATTCTTCCGTATATGCAAGTTTTGCGGAATCGCCTAAAGCCTGTCCACGCAACTTGTCGCTATATGCGATAAAATAAGGATTATCTAAGTTATTCCCATAGCCATATGTCAAGGCCATATCAAGTGTATTAAGTTTCTGTCTGTCTTCCTCTGTCGTGGACGCAATAAGTCTGTTGGCTTCTGTTAGGCCTTCTTCATTCATGCGCTTTTCACGGTCTGTGATGAAAGACAACCAATTACTATTGAGATTATCAGCCGCACTCGCAAACATAGTAGCGGATGAGGACGAGGGGTTAGTACCTCTAACACCCTGTACCTCTGTCAAACGCTCTTGATATGTTGCATCCGGTTGCGGCATAAATTGCATTTCTGTGCCTACTGCACTAGCAATTCGTTTCGCCATGTAGCACCTCTCCTTGAAATACCCCCGTTAGACCAATCATGAGACAAGCCACTGCTCATGTCACCATTAAAGTACCCATTGATAGCATTGCTTGCAAAGAGTCCCTGAGGATTGAATAAATTCATACTGTCATACTTTGCAGACGCTTCATCCAGGTCTACAATTCGTGGCCCAATCCCTGTATTGTGAATGTCTTCACTGTGGATATAGGGGTCAAGATTTACAGGTTTAATGTCCCCTGTGTTTCTATCAAGTGTCTTTCCGTGTCCACCTTCAACACCTGCTTTCTTTCTCATGCTCTTAATACCCTGTAAGGTATTATAGGTTTGCATGAAATCAGAAAACATTTCCACCCCTTGTGTGAGATAAGAGGGTGTCTCAACGGACGGTATACTATTGATAGCATTACGTGTTGAAATGAGTGCCGCTTCTTTGTTGAGGTCAATTTCATTCATCTTAGACTGATAATTAGCCTGAGACTGTGAAGCAACACGTGATTCATCTGCACGAACACTACGATTAATCAAGTTAGCTGTTCTGCCACCCCCTGCCAGCTCTTCGTTGACAGCGGCCTTTACAGACGCTTCCTGTCTATGAGCGTTCATCCTGTCTTTCGTCATTGCATCAATCTGAGTGGCGAAAGCGGCCCTACGCTGTGTTTCATAGTTTTGAAAGGTATAGTTCATAGACTGGATCAATCCCCTTGCGGTCTGATTGTTGGCATCAATCTGATTCTGAATTTCAGCCCTACTTGCTTTCTGTTTAGACAAAGAGCTAAGAGCTGAAATACCATAACTAAGCGCTACGGTACACATTCGCTATACCCCCCTTTGTTCGTGTCGTATATAGACAATCCCAATTCAACCCTACAATAGAGAGTGGAACTGGCATGTCTGATTCAACTGCAATCGTAACGGATTCATTCTTAGCATGAATGGGTACATCAAACTTCCCTGTTTCATTCTGCTTCTTACCCAAACGAGCAGAAGAAGTGCCAAGAATCTTACTTGTCATCCGATACACATATTCTTTGCCCCCAAGGTAAGACACCCTACAAGCCAAGAAACCTGTATGATCATAATTGATATGGATGTTCTTGATTTGTGTCCTTCCTTCTGCATAGGAGCTAATGTTTCCATTGTCGTTCTTTTTAAGGTAGAAGGTTGTGAAGACAGCCTTAAACAAATAAGGTTCCCCAACTACCAATTTCTTTCCTGCAAAGTTTCCATCGAGATATATACAGCCTGCATCATCTGCTTTCAGATTTTCATGCAAGACACCATCATGAGTGACTACACAAATGCTCTGCAAAGGTGTGGTGTCTGTATAGGCATAAAGTGCCTTGAGGTCAAACTTTGTCTGTTCGGATACAGCATCATAGACACCATTATCCATTACTTTCTTCTGGTCGAGATAGACACGATAAACTTCCGTATCGTCAAACTCTTTAATATTTACGGAGAAGTCCATTTGCTCCATGGTAATCTGTGTCCCTCTGCGCATGAGCAGATATAAATAACTACCTATGAAACCTGCACCATAAATCTCACCATCAAATTCCCATTTAGACCACGAGGACTGAATACGTTCTTCATTTGCAAACAAATACTTATAAAGGTAAATGGTGTCTGTCGCCTTGCTTGTCAGACAGAACAGTACATTTTCAGCCGTCGATGTAATAATGTCATAGACACCCGATTCGATGTAATTCGGTATGTGAGAAGTAATATCCTGTGCATTTTTCATCTGTGAAATATCCTGAACCGTATAATACTCCCGAATCGTAGAGAAATCCCCATGTTCAGAAGGGAAATACAAGTTCTTCCCTGCTACCTTTGGTTGACAGTCAGGAGAACTATTGAACTGTGTAATTTCTGTAGGGGACGCTGTTTTTGGTGTCAAGGTGGAATCAGCACGGATGATAAACTGTGTGTCGTTCGAGAAAGCATAAAGGTCTTCGGAAAAGACAACACAGTAATTAATCAAGTTTGCTTTTGTGGATGTAATCGGAACATCAATCCCATCTGTGTCTAACAGGTCATTGGCTGTTGTCATCCACCAATTAAAGTATTCCCCTGATTCAGACATGATAATGTTTTCACGAGAGGAAACACCTAAGCGGTTACGATAAAAGAAGATACTGGACAAGGTATACCCTACAAAAGACGGAGAAGGGTTACTATCATCATCCCCCACCTTTCGTTCATCCCAATCAAGTGCCTTAAACGTGAAAGTGTCATCTGCATTATGGATAATAGCATGAGGCATGGTTGTCTTATCAAACTCAATGTTGATGTTTGGACAAGCACACTCTTCCCACACATTACTATCTTTTGAATACTTTACGTAGTAACTGCCTTCACTAGCACCATTCGGGTCGCCTTTGACTTTGACACAATAGTTATCAGGAGCCGTAGCAGGAAGCAAGCTGAAACGCTGAATTGACTTTTTGAAGTTAATAAGAGCCTGATGGTTAAACCCATCTGCTGTCTGTACAAGACCACTACTCGCAATACGAATCCAATTATCGTAATGTTCCGTAGGCACCCCATTATTGATGAGCTGTTCATTGATACGATCTGCAATATAATTGGTGTCTATCTGCTTCGTCTGTTCAGCGGCATCCCCATTTGGGCTTGTCCATGCGCATTTAGACACACCATCAATCCAAACCTGATAGGTACGTCCATACTGCCCCTGTCGCACATACAACATACTACCCTGATTACTAAAGTAGTCTGGTGACTTCTTGCTGGACAACTGCACTGTTTTTGTATTGTTCAGTACAAAAGTGTAGTCAGCTACCGTCATAACTCGTAAGTTATCACGAGGAGTGTTGGTAGCTAAATAAGCATCGTCTTCAATGTTGACAGTCTTTTCGTTGCCTTTCATGTCGTAAATCTTGACAGTGTTATTTGCAAAGACAACCATGTATTTCTGTTGCTTATCCCTGTCAATGAAATGAACAAGAGGTTTACTTCCTTTAGTAAGGTTCAATCCTGTGAATGTCTTTAGATGGACTGTAGGGACACGCTTCTGTAACCCTGAAACCTCTGTCGAGAAACCATTAATCTGCTCCTCAAGCTGTTCAGGAAACCGCAAAAGTGGTGGTTGCTGAGACACACCCTGTACAAAGTTCTTAATGCTCTGTGAATATAACATGGTGTCTTATCTCCTTTCCAATGCACTCTGCATCCCTGTGGTCTGAAACATGTTGGAACCTGTGTCTATACAATATTGGACAATATCAGCATAAGCTCTTGATTCTTCAATCCGTAATTCCTGTGATACATTTTCATCACCAAGGTAACGTTCCTGAAAGAGAATAGCCGCTTCTGCTGTGATGAATGTTTTAAACTCATCAGGCAAGTCCTCAAAATCAACGGCTTCAATGATGGTAAGTTGCACCCCTTCATCGAATGTGTCTGTCTTCTCTGTAAGGTTGTACAGAAAATCACCACGCTTTACATAGACCTTGCCATTCGTTGCTGTAATTTTTATCCATGATGGATTGTACCGAATCTTTTTGCTGTTGGTGTCTGACATAATAGTTACATTAGTCAAGGTGTTGAACTGCCATCCTTGTCGCTGAATGTTCCGAGACACCGTAGCAAGCAGACTACGTGCATTATCAACATCAATAGATTCACTCTCTGTTAAACTATTGACAGGAGCTTCCCCAATGCCTGAAAGAATCAGATTGATTGCGTCTAACTCTGTAGATACAAATAGCATCTTTTCACTCCCTTTAAAAGAATAAAAAGGGGAGCATTACACTCCCCTATACCTCTCAACAATATCCTAAGCAGGGTTGTTAATAACACCCATAAAGGTAGATTCAGGACGAAGCCCCCCAATACCAATAGCATACTTAGCAATAAGCTGGTCTGCCTGATATTCAGCACGTCGTGCTGTTTCAAAGCTGATGTCTTTCAGGGACAAGACACCAACAGAAGATTTGTGACAAATCAAAAGCGGAGACTTGCTTGCATAAGTAGATGGGAACGCATGACCATCACCCTGAATGGTATTTGTCGGGTCATCACCACCCTGCGCCAGATGAGGACATTCGATAATCTGGAAACCATCCATGCTGATAATATTGGAATTAGTCAGCGTAGCGGCGGCTCCATAATTGCTGTTCAAGAAATCAAGATTCGTTGCCAGTGCGGCGTGAATTTCAGGAGTTACGAAGCAATAACGGTCCCCCTGCGGAACATAGTTAGCGGCCATTTTAGCCTTGACTTCCAACAGAATGTCACGGACTGCGATACCTGTTTCTTTGTTAATGCCAAGAGTGGTACCTGTTGCGAGAGTCTTTGCAACGACGCCACCTTTACCAAGGCCAGCAACGTTTTCCGTAGTGTTCAGTGCTTCTTTAGCAACCTCTGCGAGAATAGATGCATCCATGGAGATTGCCAGTGCTTCGCCAAGCTGTGTAGCATATGGAGAACGGAAATCATAATGTGCGATAAATTCGTCAAGGTCAAATACCAAGCAGTCCGTCGTCAACAGACCATCAATAACAATGGTACGTTCACCCTGCTGAATGTTTTCGCGGAGGTCATCAAGGCTCTTACCACTTTTCAGATAATGGGCTTTAGTACGACCGAATACAGGGAACTGAGCGGATTTCAGTTATCTTTACACAAGAACGCTACCCCTTGTGTGTGCATTTGCACCTCATAGTCACCTATGAGCTGAGACTATATCTTCAAGAATACTACGGGTACTTTTTGATAAAGCGCCATATCTTTGTATTCTCACTCCCCATTTCGGACGGCTTCGTCCTACTCCCTTTCGGGATAGTCGTTGAACGTTCCTTACCTGTCAGCAAGGCTTCGTTGCTAGTTGTCTCTGTCTGTTCGCGAGATATTCCAGCAGTTAAAGGAGTGTTTAAAGAGAGGCAATTCCGCATTTAGATTTCACCACTCTGAATTGTACGTTTGATAAATTTGCCATTCGTTACAGAAGCACGTGCAAATGCCGTGAGAGTTTCACCACTAAAGACTTTAAGGGCGAGGGCAAGTTTGTCGGCATCTGTGGTTACCTGCGTACCAACCGCCATAGGAGTTGCAATTCTAATATCTGCCATAATTAATATCATCCACCTTTCAAAATAGAAAATTATATAGAAAAAGACACCCAAAATTATGGAGTGTCTTAATCATCAAGAATTGTATTGGCTATTACAATTTACTAGAACAATTTAGAATATTTAACTTTTCGATACACTTCACGTGTGAACTTTGCATCTTTCTGGTACCGAGGGTCAGACATATCCTTAATCATTTCATCCGTCGATTCATACCCACTCCGGTCTGTAGATGGAGTGCCATTGCCAACGATGGAAGGACGCTGAGTGCCATACTGTTTCACCATCTGACCTTTGATACCTTCAAGGGTCATGCGAATCTGCATGAGATTTTCACTGTCCAAGGTAGCATTAAATGCATTAATGACATCCTGATTCTGGGAAGACACGAACTGCTGAATACGTGCAAATTCTTCCTGCCCACCTGCAAGTGCATGGACATCATTTACAAAGCGAGTGGAAGCGGCTTCCCAACCTGCGAGCATCCCATCAACAACCGCTTTCGGATACCCTGCTTTCTCAAGGGTTCCATAAGACTGTTGACTGAGTCCACCATTATTCATGTATTCATTTTCAAGACCTGCAAAGTCTACACCCTTGCTTACTAAATCTTTTTCAGCACTATCAAGGGCGTTGTGGGCTGTAGTCAACTGCTGTTCGGAAGACTGTTCCCCTTTTGGTGCTTCTTCCTTTGTGTCTATCTGCGTTTCGGTACTCTGTGTGTCCGTAGTCTGATTATCTTCATTGGCTACATCATCCAACACATTGTCCACACTTTCTGCGGTGTCTTTCACAGAAAGCCGGGTATTAGCAGAGGTAGACACAGTGACATTATCGACCGCCTGTTCGGGCTGTGTATCTGTCTGCTGAGTGTCAACTACTTTGTTTTCGGTTTCATCCATTATTTATCAATCTCCTTATTGTTGATTATTGTTCATCATTCCTTGTGCAATAGGCGACGCCATCTGCTGTGCCATCTGTGCTTGCATCATCTGGGCTTGCATGGCCTGATATTCCTCATCACTCATGACAAGGGAATCTGCATCAAGACCAAGAGCCGTGCCAATCTGAGCAAGGACGTTCCCCGTCTTCAAGCGCTGTTGGAAATCAGGAAGTACCGAACATGTCTGCAAGAACTGTTCAATCTTTGTCAGATCATGTCCACGGCCTAACGCTTCCATACCTGTTACAATGTGTGTCTGGACACCATCACTGCCCTGTGGAATATCAGGGAGTGCGCCTTGTGCCATAAGCTGTGCCATAAGACACTGGACAAGGGGTAACTGTAATTCCAAAGATAACAAAGAATAAATATTGCCTACGCTGTCCTCAAGCTCATTTGCCACATAACGAATTTCTTCGGCTGTGACACGTTCAGCATTCCGCTGTACGGAGCTATTCAGCAGGAAAGCGAACGACAAATTGCTCTGTAATTCCTGCTTGTGCTGATAGGCCACCTGCAAATCACTTACCTTATTCAGCTGGAACGCAGTAATGTCGCCTTCTTTTCCTTTGAAGAAATCACCGCTCTGTGCGTCTTTCAGTTTATCGACACGGAGCTGAGAAGAAGGATTGACAAGGAATAAAGCAAAGGCAGATAATGTAGCCATTTCTGCAATAGATTTACTGATAGAGTTCAGGGACTTCAAATCACCATAGTATTCATCCACATAAGAACGCCCATAGGATTCTCCATCCATCTTACGGAGTCGCAAGGGAATCCAAGGAACCTTATCCCTAGGAAATTCCTGTTCGCTACCTTTAATAATCTGTCCTTCAATCTCTTGATACATTTCAAAGGTTTCGCCCTCAGCAAGATATACATGAGTGTAAAGCTCCACATTCTTGTCTGGTGAAACGTCTGTACCTTCTACACACGCCTGTGCTTCGGGTGGCAAGGCGGCATAACTAATGCTGTCTTTCGCAATCAGTTCAATCCAATTACCTGTACCATCCCGAACAACCATATAGTTATTCAGACGATATAATTTGATACCACCTGTCTGGGGTGGCAAGTATAATAAGCAATTACCCGCCACGATGAGTTGTAAGACACCCTCACTAATAGTGATACGACAACGGTTTGTTTCCATGCAGTCCATAAGCTGTCTTTCAATAGCACCCATGAGCTTGTCAATCTTCGTCATTGCTGAGGTGTCCCCCTGCTGTGCTACCTGCTGTTTTGCTGTGTCACCAAGTTCCAATTTAAAGAAAGGCTCATTTGGGGGGAACAAAGCAAGCATGATTTTAGCCGCAAGGTTATTGACACCTCTAGCCCCAATGCTCTGATAGGGTGTCTCATACTCTGTGGTAGAGGTAGCATTTTCATCAGGGAATAGCATAGGAATCGTAATCTTTGCGTTCTTTACCGCTCTGTCTACATACACCTTTCTATCGGACACCAATTTATCATAACGAGATTTCGCGGTATCTGTCCGGTAAAATGCATTGGTGTCTACGCCATTACTCATAAGTTAATCCCTGAACCACCACCACTGGAACCTGCGGACGAGGAGACATAGAGCGAGTTTTTACCCCGTTTCTTTTTCTGGTTCTGCACTGCGGCATCATATTCAGCCTGTTCCGTTGCTGTGGGAGCAGGTGCGGCACTAGGAGTAACAACAACCTGCTGGTCACTACTACCTGCTACACTGTTACTGTAGCCCCCAAAAATACCACCTGTTACAGCATTAACTGTATTCTTTACGGCCCCTGTGACACCGTGCCATGCCGTAGACACAGTGTGTCCTAACCAACCGCCACTAGACATTAAAGACCACTCCTTCCTGTATAATCACCTATGGAACCTGTACCACTCGTATCGCTACTGGCATACAAGCTAGACAGTCCACGTTTATTTCTTTTCTTCTGAGAGTATGTTGTATCATCGCCCATTACAGGTGCATCGGGTGTCTGCGCTGTTGTACTAGACACCAAGTCCGATGCCTTTACTGTCGGACTATAATTATCTGATGCACTATAAGTGTTACTCCCTGCTCCTGTGATACTGGAGATAATCTTCATGGGAAGACTCAGTAAACTTCCCAACCAACCACCACTAGACATAATCAGTCCTTCCTTTCTGCAAGATTATGAAGAACGGAGATAATTTCTGTACACCCCTGCATGTAACCCATACGAATATCATTGTTGTCTACATCTGCATTGATGAAGAAATCAGGAGTGTAGATAGCCTTTAGATAATTCACAACATCACGAGGTACAAATGGTAATTCATCATGCATAATCATCTAATCCATCTCCTTCAAATATGATTCACCATAGACAACAAAACCATGTTTCTTGTACATATTCCGCACAATCGGTGTGTCTTGAACCATGCTACTACCTGAGCAGATCATGACACATTCATTATCACGCGCAATGTCTTCTAAGACCTGAACTGCAAATCGTCCAAAGCCATTAGGTTTTGTGTCTATGGAAGATACCAAATCTTCTACCAATACAGGGCCATCAATCCACCAAAGCTCAACCACATTGCAAGCTAAGATACCTGCATATTCTCCCTGCTCATCTGCAAAGACAGCCAGTGTGCCAAGCTTCTGCATCTTCCAGAACTGTTGTGCTAAATCCTGAATGGACTTTCTGTGCCTAAACAAAGGCGTCGGATTTTTATCTGCTTTATGTGTAATGGCCGTTACAATAATTTCCATATCGTCAAGTGTTACATCCTTTACGAGTGTAAACTTTGAGGTGTCCATAATTTTATCTTTCCTTTCTCATAATCTCCATCCTGTAAGATATGTGCCACACGAGCCTGTAAGAGTGCATCATCTTCTGTAAGGTTTGCTTTTTTAAAACACTCAACAACCGCTTCCCATGTGGGGTTATCATCTAAAATACGTTCTGCTCTCACCTTGCCAATTTTCGGACAACCTGTGTAATTATCCGCTGTGTCCCCTACAAGAGTCTGATAGAGCAGTTTATAGTCTGCTTCTTCCTGTGTCACATCTATCAAGGTGTCTGTCAGGAAGTTATAAATCTTTGTTGGTATCGTCTGCATATCTTTATCAGCAGAGATAATAATGTTGTTTCCTTTGTACTTTCCTGTAGCCAATAGACCAATAACATCATCGGCTTCTAGTGTGTCTAATTGTTCAGACACCCAATTATCACGTACCCATTGTTTAAGTGCATGGTAGGCAACAGGTTTTCTTTTACCAACACGATTCAACTTATAGGTAGGCAAGAGTTTCTTTCTAAAGTTGTTGTCATCATCCGAAAAAGCATAGACAACATTTACATTCCCTGAATACTGGTCAAGCTCCAAGGCCCTCTGAATCCAATCATCCATATGGTCTTGTAAGTAGACAAGGGCTTCGTTGAAATCCACATGAAGTGTCCAAATATCATTACCCCAATTAGTCTCGCATTCACAAGAGGAACATGCACGATACACAACCATATCAGCGTCCACAAGGATTGTGAGTAGGTTCTTCCGCGCCTTATACATCATCGTCTCCCTCTTCATCCGTAGCAGGGACATAAAGACCACACCGGCATGTACTGTATTTACGCATGTACTTACAAGGACAAAGGGTGTCTTGCGTCTTGCTAGGCTGACAGGGGCAAAAACCATCATTCAGCGCCAAACGGCCACTGATAGTATCATAGACAGTATTGTTTCTTGTCACCTGCATGTGACGTTTCTTGAGGAATTTACTGTTGTCTCCATAAATGGCATACACTGCTGTCATTAGACCACCCCCAATTCTTTTGCTTTCGGGAGATCTTTAATCCAATCACAGACAGCTTTCCATTCAGGGAGTCGATGTGTCTTTCGCTGTGCATAGATATTTTTGAGCTGTAAGTAGTTCGTTGTCATTCGAGCTGTCAGCAACAGGCCGCTAGGATAGCTGTAGATCATACGCCGCCAATTTTCTTCACTAGGATTCTGATTGTAGTCCCGAACAATATCGAGGAACAAATCAATGATTTTACGGTCTGTATAAGAGATGAAGCGAACATCCATCTTTGCCAACATGTGCATAGCGGACATAGAGGACACAAAGTCTAAGAAATGATACCGCTGTGCTTCGGGCCATGCCTGTTTAGTAAGCGTCAAATCAAACTGGACAACGATACCTTTAAGGTAACAATCATGACCACTGCCCGCAGGAGCGTTTCCAAGACGCATGGCACGCTTCACATCCCCACTAGTAGCGCCACGTGTTTCTAAATTACATGGATTGATTTTATCAGACATAGGGTAGCCAGATGCTACAATAGATTCATCAAGTCCATAGACAAACGTGTTATCAATGACGTTATAATCATGCTTTTTCATATTTATTGTGTCTCCTTTCATTCTTAGACAGTTCCTTTTTCATCTCTGTGGAATGTGGATAGGTAACATAACCACACGAACATGTAATTTCTTCTACATTCTTTGCACAACCCGTAACCAAGGTATGGCCACACTTCTTACAACGAATTCTTTTAGCGTACATAAAATACCCCCTAATGACAATCAAACCAATTATGACCAATGATGCCATCTGTATCTAACTGGACATGAAAATTGAAATACTCCTGTGTGTCTCTCATTGCCTGTTGGGCTTCTTCACACACAATCTTTGCTATCTCTTCGGTACGACATGCAACCTGCTGTTCATCCTTACTGTATTCCCTTATTGCTAAGGGTGTCGGACTATATCATTAGCACATGAGGTTTGTGCTACTAGGCACTTCGGGTAACAGGGGAATCACACCCCTGTCCCTACTCCTTACGGATAGTCTCTACGCTTTCCACTCTCTTATCCACCTACACGTGGTAGAGAACGACACACCAACTAAAGAAGCCAAAGCTGTACCTGTGCAATGATTTTTCATCCAATATTCTTTGGCTTTATCCTTACGCTTCTTATTACGTAAGTGATTATCTTTCTTAGCATGTTCACGCCCTTCAAGCATTTGAAGGTGTTCAAGATTACAACATGCTCTATTTTTGCAGATGTGGTCTATTTCATACCCTTCTGGTATATTACCGTATGCCTGTTCCCAAACATAGCGATGATACATAACCAAAGGGGATCTGCCCTTCCCATTATGTGGGATGTGGTATCTGAAATAACCATCTGCATTTAATTTGTGTGACGTAGGAACAATGCATCCATTATCTAATTTCTTCAAAATTAATGGTTTACCTCGCATATGTCCTCCTGTGGCTTAGTTCGGTATTGCCCACTTAGGGTTTCACCGAGTTCACCTAGTTTAATGTGCACAATGAAGTTTATGCACCCATGCCATCAATGCGAAATCGCCATCCCATCCGTGTCTTAGTCCTCTCGCCAATAATCGCTCCTCTGTCGTGACAATCCACTTCTTGCATATCAAAGCGCCTGCTGATTGCAAGAGTAAATTTAAGGCACTGTGAGGGCTTCTTACATGTAGTTTGCGTCTGTCAAGACCATAGAGGAAATGACGTTTCCATGTTACTTTAGGTTTCCCGTGTGTGCTTTTAAAATCAATCGGATAGACAAGCGCATTTTCTACATCCTGTCTGAGCTTCGCAATAGCAGGGATAGCCTTATTGAATTTCTTCTTAATCTGCTTTCCCTGCCCTGCTGTACCCCCTATGATTTTTCCGATTTTAGTGTCACCTGCACCATATAAATATGCGTAAATGTTTTAATGTTCCCATGAGTTCGCTACTCTCATAGCGTTCAAAACGAACTGCTATATGTCACCATATAGAACAGACTATCTCTTTACAGAATTACCTGCATCCACCGCTTCCCTCTGCTTAGAGGTACTTCCTTTCGGAATAGTCGTTACACTTTATTTTGAAGAATAAATGCGTACTCCTTCAAAATCTTAGCACGGTATTGTCTTATTTCTAAGAGGTTCACCGTTTTCAATGGATTTATAGACGCCCATTTAGTTAAACGTCTTCGCTTGATTGCGTGTTGGCAGTCCGGCGGCTTCCTGATTCATCGTGTGTATATCACCATTCAGAATCGTATGGGCATATTGGCCCCCATCATACTTGTACATGAAGTGGGCAAGACAACGGAGTTCAAGACCACAAGCGTCTATCCCTGCTTGCCACCATCCGTCAGGTACTCTAAAGAGTTCCCGACATTCCTTGCCATATGGACTGCCGACATGTGGTACTTGTGCAACGTTCGGTCTGGAATGAGTAGCACGACCACTAACAGCCCCATTAGGGATAACAGAACCATGGATATTCCCATCCTTTCCAATCATAGACAACCAAGCATTATTGCCATCTGCAAGCTGCCCCAAACGCTTTTTGAGCATCAAGGACTCCTCAAGGACAGACACCACAGCTTTTACTTCATCGGGAGCTTGAGGGTCTTCCCGCATAAATTCCATGCTTTCATCATCAATCTTCAATCGACATTGTGACAAATCAACATCATCTGCATCCGTGTCTTCCACATCATAGCAATCAATGTTTGATGGAGAATAACCGTAATGCGTTCGCAACAACCATTCAATCTGTTGTCTACTATTGGGATTAAAGTCTTTATACTTCTGAACGGGAACCCCTGCTTTATAGCCAAGGCGTTTGTTGTCTCTTTTCGGCACGAAAATCTTATCAGGTACACGAGGTACAATCTGAATTAGTTTCGCTGTCAAGACCCCTGCTCTGGCGCGCAAGGTAACTTCCAATTCCTTCGCCTTTTCAAGGTCAAAGGGAAAGCCATTCTTTTCCTGTTTAGACATCAACCATGCTACCTCATGTTCAAGCCTTATGGCCTTTGGTGCATAAGCATATGAAGCCAGCTTTTCATAGAGCTTTACCGTTACAACTACGTCCTGCCTATTGTAAGCAAGCATTTCAGGATTGTAACAAGCCCATGCATCCTCTTCCTCTCCATATGTACCCTTTAATTCTCCTAAACGATACCCCCAAGCCTTTAGGCTATGAGATTTATACAGCTTCGAGGGTAACTGTTTCTTTCGAATAAGTCCTGCATCCATGTCTTCGATATGAGAATAGATGAGTCGTGACAAAACAAGGGTGTCTACTACATCCTTATGCATGTCGTGTGTAATCTCAAACCACGGAAAAAGTTTTGCCAAGGCGGGAAGGTCATAATTAATAACGTTGTGTCCACAAAGACACACTCCTCTTTTCCATGCATCATATAACTCATGGACACCCTGCTCTGCGTGTACATCATCATACTGCTTCATTTCCTGTGTGTCTGTATCATAGACACACAGGCAGAACAGCTTTGTAACGTCGGCATATAAGCCGTTCGTTTCAATATCAAAGACCAACATAGAACCATCCTTTCTATCGTAACTTTTCTAAATCTTCTGCATCTGTATCGAGATTGAAAGCTTCATTACGAAGCTTATTTGCAAGCTCTCGCTTTTTATTAGCAATCAAACTAATTTTCTTCTGTCGCTGTGCCTGTACCTTAAGGCTCCACTGATACAGTTTTCGCCACAAGGCATCATAGAACTTAATGAGCCACATTAAGACACCCCCTTACTTCTTCAAATGGTGGTAAAAGCGTTTCCCTGCTTCCTTCTGTCTTGCTTCGGAGAAGTTGCTAATGCGTTTCAGATACCCAATAACACGAGTACCATAATCAACATCCGTACTCCCACATTTCACACAATGGTTTTTCGTGTCTGTGTTGATGTAGCCACACTCATTGCAAATCGTACACAAGACATTGGTTGTCCAATACTGTACACCATACTTAGAGCAAAGCTTATACAAATGGACAAACTGTTCTGCACTCAACATCTGTTCAAGATTCAGATGGAGCGCCGAGCCACCATCAAGGTACTGAACAATGTCCTTTGAATACAATTTGAGCTTAGCAAGTACATTCACCTTCGTGTCTTCTACTGGGTAGAAATAACTGTTGTAACAATCACGAGGTACATAAAGACCTGCTTCCTTGTCCCATTTAGCATTTTTAACACCGAGATTTTCGGCAGGAACAAACTCAGTATTGAAGCGAACGCCGTACTCAGACAGAGCGGCCTTATTAGACATCGTAAGGAAAGACAACAAGGACTTTAAATAATCAGGATATTCCTTGTCTGTCACAGTACCTTTCTTGTCTCTCAGGTACTCAAAGTATTCCAAGACACCATTCACACCAAGGGTCAAGAACTGTTTGTCAATGTCCATGAATCCCTGTGTGTAAGCAGGGAGCAAACCTGCATCAATATAGCCTTTCAACACTTCACGATGAGCCAACAGGTACTTATGCACTCTGTCCACTGCTTCGTCAAGCTTAACACCACATTGACCAATACGGTTGATGTTCAAGCTAATGACACGAGCAGAACCTGTAACAACACCCCCTGCACCCAATGTGTAGCTGAATGTGTTGTCTGCCAACTCATTACGCAAGCGACAGCAAGACGCAAGACTATCCACCTTATCAGACATATAGACAAAGAAGGAAAGCCCCTGTGCCTGTTCATCCGCCAGTTTATTCATAAAAGCATTGTCTTTGAAACCACCTTTGCCATCGGTCAAGAGTGCGGCGGTGACAACAGGGAACGTCAACAATTCTTTTTCTCGTTCCTGTCTGAACCATTGCAAGAAATACAATTGCAATCGATAGGTGCTTTCAATGTCTACCTGTGTACCATCTGGGTAGTAGAAACCCCCAAACATTTCTTTCAGATAATCATGATCAAACACACTCACATTCCAAAAGACAGACTGGTCACCTCGTGCGCTGGCAGGCTGATTCAGTGCGTAGACAACACCCTGAAATTCCTGATTGACTTCTTCAAAATGTTTCTTGAGGTAATCTTTGCCCCACTGTTTCCGTGCAAAGTAGTCAAACATGTGAAGGAACTCAACAGTAGCAATAGCGCCACTGAAATTACTTGCAATCTGATAAACAAGATTGACAAATGAGCCGCAAAAGCTCTGCAAGTTCTTCGGTGCTTTAGACACACCGCCTAAGCACTTCGTACCTTCCAACAAGAAGGGATACAAAGTGATACTGGCGCAATAAGGTTTCAAAGATGTTTCATCATGTGTATAGATATAATGATTTGCAAGGTCCTCTTCATACGCCTTTGCCATGTCTTCACCAAACATCTGTGTCAGCTTGTCTTTAACCAACTTACGATTAATCTGGATGGTGTCTGGTTTAAATAATTCTGCTTCCAATCCTGCAATCGTCTTCTGGGTCACATTGCTATTTGCATCAACCTTAGATGCCGTAGCGGCATTGGAAGACATCATATAATCCTGGATGTATTTAATCTTTTCTTTTAAATCAACATTAGGTAACATTCTTCACCTTCTTCCAAAATTTGTGTGTCTCATCCAAGAAACAAGGACGAACAAACACCACATTGTCATTCTTATCTAAGCGGCAAGACTGCGAGATGTAATAAAAGCGCTGATTTGTCCGAGGACTCTCAAGACCACCTAAAGCCTCTACATAAGGCCCTGTCTTCAACCAAGTACAATACCCTTCAACTGCAATCATCTTGTCATGTTCTTCATCATCACTCCCGCTGTACAAACCTGTAGGAGCAATGAAGGCCAAATCACGCAGGAGAGCAATCAAAGATTCATCTGTGATATGGTTATTATTTGTACCGCCCATTACAACAATAGCATTTGCCCCTGCATCAATGGCGTCCTGTGCTTCTTCTAAAATATCAAGAAGGGACGTTAAGGTTACATCTTCTTCCTGTAATTCTGGGCTATGACAACCAACACAATGTTGTTTGCAAGCCCCTAATTCAAGCGCATAGGCCATTTTATCAGGTAGTTCGTTGAATGTGATATCTGTATTAACAACAGGGTACTTTAAAACTCTTGACATGATTCATCTTCCTCTCCGAGTAATCTGTGTCTGTCCTTATCCCAATGGAGATACCCTGCAAGCCCTGTTGAACCTGCAAAGCGATTCTTTAAGACACGGATTTTAATCAAGTTTCTTTCGGACTCATCTTCTGCCTGCTGATTACGTTCAAGTGCTAATACTTCATCGGGTATTTGCTTCAATGTGCCACTGCCACGCAAGTCATCAAGCGAGATGATTCCACCTTCTTCAAAGGATTTTTCACCACTTGTCTTTTTTAAGTGGGAAATAACAATCATTCCAACACCCGTTTCTTCAACGAGTGACCTTAACTGTGTCATCAATTTATCAATGGTCTTTCGCTCATCTCCACCCTCATCCATGCCCGATACGGCAATAGAGATATGGTCAAAGATGATAAAATCACACTGTTCCGCCACGGCTAAATAGCGGATACGTGACAACAGGTTCCCACTCTCAATAGACCCAAAATGATCATAGAGGACAAACCGTTTATCACTGAACAGCTCTTCATAGGCTGTCTTTAACTTATCCTTGTCTACACTACCCCACATAATAGACAGAGGTTTTTCAACATGGATAGACAACAATTCACGTAGCGTTTTCTTCGGGTTTTCTTCAAGAAAGACAAGCCCAATTTTCAGCCCATCCTTCACCTTGAGTTTGTAGGCAATCTCACGAGCCGCTGTAGACTTCCCAATGCCTGTGCCTGCTGTCAGCATCACCAATTCCCCTTTACGGAGTCCCTTCGTGATACTTTTCAGCCCCTTGCACCAAGGGTAGTCATAACACTGAGCTTCTGTATCATCACTGAAAAATTCATCTTCAATGTCAGCAGCATTAATAATTCCATCTGGCCTATATTCCTTTGCGGTAAAGATGGCCTGTATGATTGCATCTCCCTTACCGGCTACAAGACACGCATTAGCATCCTTTTCTGGTAAAGCTGCAATCTTTAGTTTGTGTGGAGACAACATCCCCTGCACATCCTCAACAGCCTTTCGTCCTTGAGCGTCCATGTCAAACATGACAATGACTTCCTCAAAGGCTTCAAGCCATTCGAGATTTTCTTTAAAGGTACGTTTAGCCGACGTACAACCATGAGGTAAAGACACAACAGGCCATTTGTTGCCGCCCATCTGGGAGATGGTCAGACAATCAATCTCTCCCTCTGTAATGACAAGCTTCTTGCCACTGTGGAAAAGATTCTGTCCAAAAAACCTATAAGCAGAAGTGCCATTCAGATAGAACTTCTTGTCCTTTGTCCGTAACTTCTGAAAAAGAACAGAACCGTCCTCATTACAATACTCTGCGACTTGAACGGTTCCCACTTGTGTCTTTGTAACATAATAGCCGTAACGCTCACACGTTTCAGCAGACAAGCCCCTTGCACGGAGTGTCTTAAACTCCATGTCCTCATGAGGAATAATGGCATGTTTAGCCACATCTTCACCTTCTTTCAGAAATTCTGTATGGTGACAACTGAAACAATATGTGTGTCCATCATCATACAAAGTAGCGGCATCATGGCTCCCGCAATAAGGACATGGAATATGCGCCTGTACAGTTTCCGACATGACTAGTCGTCCCCATAGTGTACATCAAGGGCATATTTGTTCTTAATGTCCCTCATGGTTTTGCGCTGTGCATCAGACATGTCCTTTTCATTGGCACAACCGACCAACAGCACATAGATGGAATCTTTCACATGAGCGAGTCTATAGTCACCATAAGCAAGGAAGGGAATCCCTTCTTTTACTTCACCATTCGGCATCATGATCAGATGATACCCAATATTGAACAGCCCTTCTCGTCGTTGTTCTACATAAATTTCCCGAACGGTCTTCACCTTCGGTTCAAACAAGACACGCACCATGTTAGTTTCCTCTCTTTCTTTGTACTTCAAATTCATGTTCTCACCCCTTATTTTTTCTTTTTAGGGATAAGACCTTTCATAGGCTTCTTCTTTTCTCTAAACCATGCGTCGGGAATCTGTCTAGTGGAGTATTTAAATCCATTTTTCTCCATCCAATCCGCATAGGTTGTCTTACTGCCTTTATACAACTTCAACTTAGGATTTTGGAAGACAAACCGAATATCCAAATCGGGATACTGCATCTTGATAAGCAAGTGCTTCTGTCTGTCTTCTCTTTCAAAAATCCCCTTTGCTTCTATAATGATTCCATTCGGCAACACAAAGTCTGGAGTATACGTATGCTGTGTAGCAGGTTTTTCATAGTTGATGTAATACATCTCATACTTTTCCTGCTTCTTCAACTCCCGTATCTGCGCACTAATGGTGTCTTCAAAATGACTTCTCTTTTTAGGTGGTCTGTATGTATACGCACCCCCATTACAAAAACTTCGTTTCAGGTCTTATCACCACACTTTAAAAATCTTCATCATCCGAACCGTCTGTGAATGGTACATCTACGTCCGAACGTGTGTCTTCTTCATCGTCATCAATGACAGACGTAGAATCAAATGCACCTTCATGCTTCTTAAAGCCGAAAGAGCTTGCATCCCGTCCATTACCATACGGAACGTACTTCAACAGCTGTACCGCCTGTAAGCGGAAAGACACACCAAAGTTTTTAGATGTGTTGTAATATGGAAAAAGCTGATAGGCGACAGCAACAATACTAAAATTCCCAATAGAACTCTTGATTTTGCGATTAACAGGACGCTCAGCGCCATCAAAGACAGTAACAACCTTGTCAATTTCTTTGCCTGCCTTTGTGACAATATGAGCATTAGTAACGAATTTAACGCTTGCGTCGCCATTGTCCTCTTCACGGAACGAACCCATGTTAGGCTCTGCGGCGAACTTCTTGTTCTTGAGTGTTTCTTTAAATTCTTCCCAAATTGTCTGGGCTTCCTGCATCAAGTTATTCATATCTTCCACAGATGGGACAAGCGTAATGCTATATTTGTTTGTGTCTGTTCCATTAAAGGTTTCTGTGTCTGCTAAATGACACCACATGGCTTTCCCTGTAATTACACCATCATTCATGTTCATGTTTCATTTCTCCTCTTTTATAATAAGCTTGCACGAGTAACTAAAATAATGCCGTCGGCATTTTTGAGTAGTAAATCTGCTATGGCTGTCTTAATGCCATCATCAAGCTTTACATGCTTCCTGCGGGACTTAGTGGCAATGACGCCTAAAAGACACAAGGTATCATTGTCATAAGTACCATCATGTAAAAAGCGCATAAGCTTGTTTGCATAGGCAACATAATGTTTGTTCATGGTTTCCATCATGGTAATCTCTCCCTTTTGTAGTGGTCATTACAATACGATACGACCCCCGCTCTTGATTGTATCTAACCACATTTCATAGATATGAATCTTATCAAGATCACACTTCATTTCTATCTCTCCGCCTTTGTGTCCTGCACGGAGTCGATATTTAAGGATATTGCCCTTGAGAAAGCCGATAAATTCATCATGACTAAAAAGCGCCTGCATGACAAGAATAGGCTCAACAACAGCGTCACGATAATGTTTATCATACATTATGTATTCCTGTGTGTCTTTTTCTTCGTCGACAGGAGTAATACACCGTTCATCAACTGTGATTACCTTATGACTTCCACGAAACTGTACATAATACATTACTGCGTCGCTTCCAGAGATAACACGTATGTCAACAACTACTGCATAACCACTATCATGTGGTGGTGTGATCGAACAGTTAGACATATCAACCCACACGGTATCGTCAATATTAATTTCTCTCATGGTTCATCTAGTCCTTTCCTGTGCTTCCAAATCCTTTGTGTGTCCCTTCTTTTGCAAGGGAATCCACTTCTACTAATTCATTCGGAACGTTCTCTACAAGCATAATCTGTGCAATACGTTCCCCTTTATTGATTCTTGTAACACTACTTCCAATATTTTCAACAAGCAAAAACAATTCATCAACATAGTCACTATCAACAATCCCTGTGCCGTTGGCTAATCTCAGTTTTGTTTTAAGACCTGTAGAAGACCGTACATAGACCTCTAAATGATATCCTTCGGGAATCTCAAATGCTACGCCTGTAGGGACTTTATAAGCCTTGTCCTGCCCACGTTGCGGATATAATGTCACTGTGTCATTTGCAAAGACATCATAGCAAGCAGAGGACGCTGTAGCCCGATAAGGTGCTTTTGCGTCTGGTGTGATACGTGCGAATTTTAAAGACACCAAAGATTTATTGTTTGTGGTTGTCTTCCTTTGCTTACGTACTGTTTGTTCTGTCATTGTTCATGCTCCTTTCAAAAAAGCAAAATAGATTTGAAGACTTTCTTTCTTCACTATGTGGCACAATTAAAAGTGTGTGTCTTATCCTTCTCTAAAGAGAAAAAGACACACAAAAAGAGAAATATTTAAATTATTTATATTACTTATTAATTATCATCAATAATAAATAATAAAAGAACTATAAGTATCTTAAAGTACTTTTAAGTATATATAGTTACTTTAAGTATCTTATAGTTCTTTTCTCTTATCTTCACTATGTGGCACAATTACGATTCATGTTATATTTATGCAAAACAGTACTTACTCTTTGCTACATCATCAAGATTTAAGTTACCCTTCGAGGGAATTTTAGGTATTTCTTTCCCTTCTGGTAATAGGTATTCAACATCCTTTAGCCATTCCTCTAAGTAATTATGGTCTTTGTACATGTTGACTAATTCAGTACGAATAGCCTTGAATAAGTCCTCTGCATGTTCTATATCCGTGCCAAAGCTATCATGAATCATAAAGAAGTTATTATTTCCTTTTTCAGCTTGCTTCATGATTACCCTCTGCATGTGACAAGCATCCATGCAGTGAATAAAGTTCGGGGCGATTGCCTGCGCTTGTCCCCTTGTGTCTATATTGGTGCTATCTTGAGGGATATATAAGCGAATGAAACCCCCATTAAAGCGTATCCTACATGTTTCCATGTTAGGAATAAACTTATTCTGCTGAATCGGCAAGCCATTTGGGCTTGTCCACGCTACAACCTCTCCGTTCTTACCAATCATGCCAGCAATCTTTTTCAGCCATTCCATCCCTTCAACAGCCTTAATAACTGTAGTAGACACGGCATCCCAAATCAGCCCTGCCATGTAGTTTGCGGCCTGTGAGCGACTAAGGAAAATTGGGGTGTCTTCATGCTCATCAATCCATGGCTTGATAATATCGCTCTTGAGGTTTTCAGAGAATCCATATTTACGACTTCCATAGGCAAGAGTCATGACGGAGCGCTTGCACACTTTACGCTTGATACCATCTGTACCAAACTTTTGTTGTGCATAAGACAACCATTCTGTAGCCAGCTCTTTTGTACCGTACACAAGGCACTTTTTGCCCTTGCTGTCAAGCACATATTGGCCTTTTTTGTCTTTTTTATAGTCATCTGCCGTCCCTGTAATGACATCTCGATGTAAGACAACATTCACTTTATCCGCCACAACTTGATAAATGTCATGTACGGTTTCGTCGGAAATTAGATTAACGTTCTTGCCCCCGATTTCGTCCGCAAGTAGCATGGAGAAGTGCTGGAGACCTGAGCAGGTTCCGTCAAAACTGATAGAAAGACCCGACTTGAATCCGACAGCAGAACCATCATGCTCTGCTTGATAGACACGGAGTCTTTCAAATTCAAAGCAGAAAGCCAAAAATTCCATGGGGCTTTCATCACCTGCCACTTCGTCCCACCATGTGTACGTCAAAGGTGAAGCGGCACTTTGTAAAATATTGTCTTCATTATCAAGTACCCATTGGATACGGTCATCAAAGGGAATCTTGTCAAGACCTGCAAAGCCTGCACCTGCAATGTAAAACCACTTGAGGGCATCGTCACTTGACAAAGGCGTCGGGTCTGCAAAGAGTAGCAAGGCTTTCTGTGTGTCGTCCCCTTGTGGATTCAAGGCAGGACACATAGGGTAGATACGTCCTCTATAGTCTAAGTTCCATGGGAAGTAGATTTTTTCGTAGACACTATATTTTTTTGCACATCCTAGAGAGGTGTTTGTTCTGAGCACCTTGGATACTCTGGCCCTTTCGTGCTTGTAATAGGCAACAAGGCGCTTTTTATGGGCTTTGAGTTCTTCTGGTGTCGGGTCAATCAAATGTGGAATTTTGGGCGTTTCGTCCGTTCTGGGAAGGCCCCCTAAGCCCCCATGGTTCTCCATAATAGACACCATGGTATTAAGTATTCTTTCATTAATTATAAAAGGTGTTGACTGTAAAGCATTAACGCACTTGAAAAGCCATGTCAAGTCAAGCTGCTCACATTTTTGGAGATATTGAGTCATAAATACATTTTTTTGATTAAAGTGAGCACGGATGAAAGACGTAAAAGGGGCATTAGAACCATAGTAAGCACCATTCCATACCGTTGTCCATGGTTTTGGGGGAATAACACAAGGGCTGAACCTATAGCTATTTAAAGCCATAATATCAATGCTCTTTGACCATGCCTGTACAAGCCAGGCATTCGCCTTTATTAACTTTGTATTCCCTTCTACTTTATATTCAAAGTATCCACTACCCTTTATTACCGCCTCAAGAATGACGGTAATTAATTTATAAATACCTTCTTTGTCAATAGTTTGTGGCGTAAATTTCATGGATTTATATGCTTTATGTGCATACTGAACCTTGAACGTTGTGTTCACACGGTGTTTTAGACCATCTTCAAAAAAAGCCCCGTCCTGTCGTGTTGCTTGCTTTAAATACTCGTAACTAATGACTTCTTCTGTGAAAGAGGTTACAAGCTCATGTAAGGTATTGTTAAAATCTGCGTATGTATCATTAGAGTTATGCATGACAAAACCTATCAGGGTATTTAGAGTTGATGTTATACATGTCTTAATAAGTGTGTCTTCATCGCCTTCATACAAGCTTTTAAGCTGATTTACAGTACCTTGATATTTTGGGACGACACCACGCTTTTTCTGAGGAAATAAAACGTTTTTAACGTTCGTGTAGCAATCGGAAAAGACATGTTCCATTAGCTTGCTTCCGATTTTCGTTTCTCCTGCTGTGCTATTTAAAGCCGCTTGTTCATATGTAGCACGTAATACCTTTTCTGCAAAGTCTTTTGATTCATGTTCAAGCTTTAACTGTTCTTGTAGGGTTCCTTTGATTTTTTCCATAGTATTACCTTCCTTTCTTCAATAGGTGGCACAATTAAACTTTTAGGTTGACAAAATGTTTGTTAGTATTTTAAACATACGTTTGGTGCTTGATTAAAAAATAATAAAGATAGACAACAGTCATCTATCTACGAACACTTGTTCGTCACCTAGGGTATAAAAATGGCGTGTCTCCGCCGTGTTGGTAAAGGCACGCCTTGAGATAGAACAGTTGTTCGGTATTCTATTATTGTATCAAATATTCGTTTGCCTTGCTAGTCACAAGAGGTAGAATCTAACTCTTTCCCCATCCATGCAGGCGATGTAGACAAGTCCATCTACTTTGTGCCAGTAGTGTTTTATCATGGTTCTTTCTACATTTCTGCCAGTATCACAAGGGACTTTTTACAGCCCCTTGCTTTTGTACTGGCCACTACAATTTTTATTTGTCCTTACCTGTCTTGACTAGCATTTTTTCCATGCAGTCGCCGCAGATCACGTTTGTATCTTCCTTGCCTTTTACGGTTGCGCCGCACTTCGGGCAGAAATATGTGACTGTTTTCGGACGGGCTTTCTTGATTTTCTTCTTTGCTTCTCCCTTGAGAGAGAAAAGCGTATGGCATGGAATAAGTAATTCTTTCGGCATGGCCTGAAAAGCCAGATCAAACGGCCCACCATCTACGATGTAATGCGTCACGTGCTGTCCCGTGCGCGTGCCCGCGGGTGTTCCATCGGAAGATGTGATAAGACCGACACGCTCCATCTTTTCCGCAAAGTCTTTGTTATGGTAGCAACGGCGTGGAGCGGAGCCGTCATATTCCTGCCACAAGTGACACATTTCGTGGACAAGAGTGCTGTATACTTCCTTATCGGTTCTTGTTCCGTCCTAGAGGATGCAATCGGGATTGAGGGCGATTTCTCCCCACTGTTCGACGCCTTTGTCGTCCGTCCAAATTGATGGAGCATAATAGCCGAACGTGTTACGTTCCCGATTAAGGGTAAGCATAACTTGCGGCAAACTGTCTTTGAACAGCTTTTCGTTGAAATAATCGAATGCGTCTTGCAAAACTTGATACTGTTTTTCTGTCGGTTTTACTAAAATTTTCGGTTCCATAATATTCTCCCTTCTAATACTTACTAAGGTACTAATACCCTTATTCGGGGTCACAAGATGGACTTATGGCCCCTGATAAAGACACAAGTAGTTAATGCGGCTTATTCGTCGTCTTCCTCGACTTCTTCATAGTCTTCATTGAAGACAGTGTCGTCATCAGCAGATACAAGGTCGTCTAAGTCGGACCACGGAGTATCACCCCTGTAATAGTGAACAAGGTGGTCGATAATATCACTTTCTAAGTCTTCTGCCTCTGTCACTACAGTGGGCCAGTCGGCAGATTCTAGATTCCCAAAGGCATCGAAGCGGAAATATGCCTTGTTGGGATTAAAGTCCCCAAAGAAAATCATTTGAGCAATTTCCGAGGGTGTACGTCCAGACATAAGTTCATCAAATTCATTCATGTCATAATAGGTCGTTTCTTCAAAACAATCATCATATGCGTCCATATGCCAGAGCAAATATGTGAGGTCGTCCCCATTTAATTGTTCAACATAGTTACGGATTGCTTCTTCTCTTGTCATAGTTGTCATAATAGATAACCTCTTTTCTTTAAACTGTTGGCTTGTCTCATCGGTAGGACGGTAGCTAGCCGTTCCTAGACACGAGGGTTAATCCCCGTGTTTCGACAAAATTTTAGCCAGTTGTTTTGTGTCTACCTCGATATTCCCAAATGGTCTATATCCTGCCACAACCGCTGTATCTGTATCAATAATGAATACATCGGCGTTCCATCCGTATACACCGCATGTGTAGTATGTTGGCGCTGGTAGTGTTGCTTCTAAATCACAAAGCGCTGAATAGCTTGCTCTGTAAATCGTTGTGAAGTGTTGGCGTACCCATTTAGCTGTTACCCTTGTTTTCATTTTTGTCATAGTAAATTACCTCTCTTTCCTAAAACGGCTTGTCTCATCGGTAGGACGGTAGCCAGCCGTTCCTAGACAAGGGATTTTAGTCCCTTGTTTCGACACTTAACGCATTTTGTATACTCCGTTTAGAATTGCGTCTTCTAAGTCCCCTAAATAGTCCCGTACCATTAGTGAATCTTCATCACTCAATCCTTGCAAGTGAAGCATCCTTCTCAACAAGGCACGACTTCTTTTATAGTTGCTATAGGCCACATCTTTGCGTGGTTGCTCTTCACTTTGAGCGTATTCGTGATGGTAGTAATGCATAAAATACAAATCATCCATGATTAATCCTTGTAAATGTTCGGCGCTGATTGTGTAGCCTGCTTTCTGTATTAACATATGTGCCTCTCTTTCCACAACCGTTTGGCTGTATAGAAACTTAAAATTTATTGACAACCGTTTGGCTGTCTTCTTGTCTGTATCTTATCACATCCGTTTGGCTGTGTCAAGAGGTAATTTTCAAACTTTTTAAAATCTCTTGCTACACCTAACGGCATATGATATAATAAGACTGTAACAACCATTTGGCTGTTTACACTATTATAATACAACAACCGTTTGGTTGTGTCAAGAGAAAGAAGGGAAAAATCTATGAGCATTAGCAAAAAACTTAGACAGCTACGAGAAGATAGGGAAAAGACACAGAGAGAAGTAGCAGAGGCACTAGGCATAAAAGAACAGGTATATCAAAGATACGAGTATGGAACACGAGAACCAAAAATTGACATTATAAGTAAACTGGCTAAATACTATAATATATCTGCCGATGAAATACTAGAGATAAAATAATATAAGACACAAAAAGGCCCCACATAAGCGTAAATGCTCATGTAGGGCCTATTCTTTATCTATCTATCATGTTTTTGATTAAAGACAACATTATTCATATTTTCTATTGTTCTTAATTGTGATATATCTTTATCAAGCATATCTAAGTATATACATATCTCTTCTAAATAGTGATTTTCTAATGATATTTGGAATAAATTAAGTATTGTCATTATCAAGGCTACATCAAGTTTGTTGTCTTTATTATTGATTGTGTATAAAGCATAAACACAAGCAACCTCTAATAAATAAAAATGTTGTTTCATCTTTACATATTTAAAGTAAGTCACAAAAAGAAGAAATAAAGTTAATAGAAGACACGCAATAAGTATTTTGTTCACCATTTCCAACACTCCCCTTATGATATTTTATATCCCTATCATATCATAAATATCTATGCGTGTCTTTGTGTCTTCTCATCGTATCTATTAGATACTATACAGTGTAATTGTATTGGCTACTACAAAGGCACTAAGAGAGGCTAAGAGGTACTAAGAGAGTCTAAGAGGTATTAAGTGATACTAAGAGAGTATAAGTGATACTTTTAAGATACCAACAGATGACAGAACACATGTAAAACCACGATTGAACAAAATTTCAAAACACAACAGATAACCATGCACATCCATTCACCCCTTCACAAACATATGAACAACCATTCATATATAAAACAAAACAGATAACAGTTGATTCAGTCAACTATCTAAAAAATACCCTACATACTTACACG